GGTTAAGATAGAAAGCTTAGATAAGTTAGCCGGAGGATTACGCGCAAAGTTCTTGCGTGAAGAGATCGAACTCTTAAAAGCACAAGTTACGAATCGAGGCACAGGACACATAAGCACAGCGATCTCTGTTCTTGAACATCAGTTATATGCCTTAGAAGGTACTGGGTTGCCCGATGATGGATGATAGATTGATAGACATCGTAGCTCGAATGTCCGAACTGACCAAAGAGGTTGCGGATGCTGAGTGGGATCAAGATCCGAGGTTCGAGGCATTGGGAGCGGAGCTTAGAAAACTTAAAGCATTACATAATAAGGGAGTTAATTATGAACCTAAGTTTTAATAAGTAATTAACCCGAACAATTCTTCGACTTAACGCCAGCAGCCAAAAAAAAACTCCCGCCTTAGTTAATACCTAGAAGCGGAAGTTTTCTTTAAATGGCAGACCCAATGACAAGTCTATCAAATAGTTAGTAGCAAGTTCTAGCTTACCACTTTTTTTGAACAATTTTTTCAACATAAAAGAAATTATGTATATAAAAATTATATCATAGTATTTGTTTTAAGCAAGACTTAATCCCACCTAGCATCACCTTTTAAGAAAATAGCGTTCCCGACGATGCCTGTTTTAGCTAAATCTGTAGCCTTATCGTTCCAAGGTAGGTCTAAGAGTAGACCTTCTTCGTTAACGAGCAACTGAGCATCAGGATCTGAAGGGCAATAGACTATTTGAACCATTCCTCCAACGTATTCTTGTGCTTCTTTTAAAGTCGGTCTTTCTTTTTTTGTATTATATACTGCGAACATTTTCTATTCCTTTCATATACTATTAATTACCATAGAGTACGGGATAAGTAAAGAATTATTTTAAAGATTATCTCTTGCAGTACGCGCCTCGTATACCTTATTTGCCATTGAGCCATTCATAGTTCCGAGCCACTTTTTAGCTCCTCCCTGAGTAAGTCTATATACGTCAATCCTACCAGTTTCTTGAAGTTGGGTAACGGTGTTTTTTATTGTAGTTTGTTCAAATGCTTTTAACGCTATTACGAAAGGTTCTGTTAATGTGGCAACACGAATAGATTCAAACACGCCATCATCTTTACCGCCTTTGGTGACTGCCTCACCGTTTCGCTCACACATGTCGATAAACTGGTACATATAGTCTTGTCTTAAACGTACGGTTTCCGAAAGAGCTAAATTACGAATATCTTGTGATCTATCCTCAAGTAAACCTGTGTCTTGATTACGAATAAAGTGACGTATATCCCGATTAGCTGGACCGTTTGATTTAACTACACCACCATCGAATACGGTGTTTCTTGTATATGTTACATTAAGATCCTTACATCTTTGTCTCCCGATCTTCTCGTCCACTTGCCAGACGGAGAACGCAGACCGAACACCGTCTACAATAGCTGATGTACCTCTAATAAGGTTACGCGCCTGTTCTGGTGTTGTAATCGGCTCATTCTCTCTAATCTTAGCCATATGGTGATTAACCATGACTGTTGCACCTGTTTCTGTGGATAGCTGTGCAAGCATACCCATGAAGGCCGCCCCTGCCGCTGGATCAGCGTTTATGTCTGCATGAACAAACGATGCCATTGGATCAGCAATAAACAGAGCTAAGTTATCAATTTCTAATATCTGTTCATAGAGCCTTTCGAACTCTGCTCCCATGACGTATGAATTATCTATCTTCTGCATCATGGGAAATACACCGCCCAAGTTAGGTAACGGAAGCACTCTCATATCGTGTTCGTAATCAAATCTTTTTCTCCTGGGATCTAATCGCTCCACACGTCTGTGCAATTCGTCTTTATCATCCTCCGCTGTCATAATGACTACATTACCATGCGTAGATACTAATCCCCCGAAGGAGCTTTGCATTGAGAACCCAGACGCTACTTTCATAGCGAGATCAAGTGTCATCATTCCTTTTCCCGAATCACCAGCCGCTGCAAAAACGACAGGTACGCCCAGAGGTATTGTATCTGCAATCAGAAACTTCTGCTCTGGTGCTTTACCTACAAACATTTCCGATATGAGTAAGCTGTTATCTTTTAAAGAAATATTCTGTTTAGTTTTATGCTGTGGTTCATTTAAGAACTTATTGATGTCAAAACCCTCTGTGATTGCATCAGAAACGTCCCACTTCTCAGGCTTACCCCTTGGTGGCGACAGCATTGTTACAGACTTAGCCCCTGCTTTGGAGGATAAATCTTGGACTAACTTTGCAATCTTTATGCCTGCACTATCATTGTCAGGCCAGATAATAACCTGTTTACCCTGTAATGGAGAGAAATCGTAACTTGGAGCTGACTTAACAGATAACATACCTGCACCCCCTAAGTTACAGGTTGCTGTGTAGCCCATAGCTTTTAGATCATCTGCACATTTCTCACCTTCAACCCAGATAACGCGCTCTGCTTCCAGAATGTCTGGAATGTTGTACAAGGGACGAGTTTCGGGCATTTTAGGATATGTGCTTTGACCTGAGAACTGTCTAAATTCTTTTTTGGCCTTGCCGTCCGATCCTCGCATAATCTCACCAGAATCATCTTTGGATATGTATCTACGGACAGAACAGATGATCTCACCATCCTCCGATACATAGAAATGCTCACCGTCAAAAGGAGTGTTAATATCTATCTGAACTTTAGCTTTAGCTGGAGCTGGCGCATCTAAATTAGGTTTTATCGGGTTTTCTGGTGGTCTGGTGTATTCTGGCCCATCTAAATAGTCACTAAAATATTCCGTAACATCTCTCAAGGTCATTCCTCGACCCTCCATCATAATCTTTGCGATACCTCCGATACCCTCACTGGTACTAAAATCCATACCCTGCATAAAGTCAGCACGGTTAGAATCTACAGAAATTTTTAGAGATTTTCCGACCTCACCGCTTAGCGATCCGATCTCAAATTGAGTGCCTCTGATAACACCGTTTGGGTATGTATCCACCAGTGCTTGCAACTGTATGCTACGAGGCACTTTGTCACTGATTTCTTCTGCTAAATTACTGGATTTAGTATTGCTAAGTCTTATTACTACCATTATTCTGTACCCACCACATAAAGTTCGTTTTAATCTAGGAGGGTGATGTTTACCGACATTTCACCCTCCACTTTTTTCATTTCAGTTCTTCTCCCCAACACGAGTCTTGATACTCGCAGAATTTGCATAAAAAGAAATCTCTACTTTGTGCTATGCGAGGTAGAATGTCATTTGCTTTTATACTAGTCAAGATGTCTACTGCCTTATCGCTTGCTTCTTGAGCAAGTTTTTTATCAAACGGAACTAACTCATAGTAAACTTCACTGGTATTTTTATTAACAACTGTGAATAAACAATCGTTTTCCGTAAGATCCATGTAGGCTTGATAGAGTGCTATCTGAGTGGCATAAACCTTATTTGTTTTAGCAACACCGTTCTTTACAAACTCTTTAAACTTTCTATCATTCGCAGATTTGTTTTCCCACAAGGCAGGATACCCAATAGGTACTGGCCCAGATAATATAACACCATCTATGTGACCTTTTATTTGATCCTCTGCTATAGCGAACCCAAATTGCTTTCCAGACTTATCTTCTGTTTTTAAATCAAACTCTGCATCACGCAACCATTTAGCCGCGTAATCTTCGATCTCATGTCCGAACTGAAAAATACGCAATGTCTTTGCAGTAAATTCCCTTTCTGGATCAGAAGGATAGTTCATAAACCTATATTGTATTTTTCTGCTACATTCCTCACCAATTGACGAAGCGCCTATATAGTTGCGTTTCGGTATTTTTTTATTATTCTCAACGATCTTCTCGTCTACTGCGTCTGAGATTTGATTCTCTAAATCTTTAGAACGGGATGATGGTGCTGTTTGTCGGCCAATTTCCTGTGATTCTAAAGTAGTTCTCTTCAAGTCTATCAATGGAAATTTCCTCCTCGATTGGTGTTGTTTGCTGTATTGCATAAATTAATACTTCTATTTGCTCTTGAGACATTTCACATAATTTAGTTTCCCAACCAAATTTCTTACACACATGTCCTATTTCTTTAAATGGACTTATTTTATCAGTCATGTATCCCCCTTAATGTAATTTTCGTTTGTTGTTAGTAAGCATTTCCTTTTTGGAAAATAATCTAAATTTTTTAATATACTCAATTGGAGTGTATAATTTTATCATATGACGTAAATCTCTTTCTGTATACTTCTCGTCAAGTCCTTTGTCTTTAAAAGAAAACATCTCCCAATTGTAAGGTTTGTCATCTTTTCTAGCTGAATAAAAACAAGAGCCAAACAGAACATTATTTTTAGATTTTAATATATAATCGTTAGTTATTTCTCCAGCACGATCAGCTACTTCTTGGTCGTCGTAACTATTCCTAACAAAACAAATCATTTTAAATTCATTCGTAAATATTTCTCCTTCAGTGTTTTCACTAATTAAAAAAACATTCATCTTAAACCTTGGCATCCTGCTCTTCCTTTATCATAAATTCTCCACCTAGAGCTGAATAGCCAATTTTATCCTCCCAACTGTCCTGATGGTGCATCGACTCTAGCAACCTAGATGTCTTCAACCAATCCATCATTAGAACCACATGGCCCTCATTAATGTCTCCATCAATAGAGTTTATGATGACGTTCCAGCCGTCCGCAATTCTCTTATGATTTAACTTTGCATCACCGTAGACATCAGCTCGATCAACATTAATCTTTGCTTTAGCCGCATCTAAAAGATTATTTCTTATCATAACCCATTTCCTTAACCATTTTATCTATTTTGTCTTTATTCCAAAGATAATTCAACCAACAGGCGGCTTTATACTTTGTCCAGGAGAAATCCATAAAGCTGATTTCAACATTATTTTTCTTTAAAAGTTCCATTTGTTTTGGTGTAGCTCTATCGTTTAACCACCTCTTGCTTTTGTTAGCTGCTTTGCTGCTCTCAATCTCTCTCAGGAAGTCGTCTGCGGCAGAAGTAGCCTGTACTTTGCTACCAATCGCAACAGCCTTTAAGCGTCCATTCTGAGACTTCACAAGACCTATTGAGTTCTCACCTATTGTAGCCACTATTCCGAATCCGTCAAATCCAGTTGCCATCATGCAATTGCCGTTACCAAAGATGTCTATCCATCTAAATGGTGACAGTTTCATTAGATCAAATTCAGTTAACTCAAAGTCATGTAGCTCAGACTTATCTTGCCCCTCGAACAGATGACCACAGTTAGGACAAACACGAGAGTTTTGAGGAACAGTCCAACCACAATTAGAACATTCTTTAGTTGGAGCTACACCTTCAGCACCATCGTTTTCGTTTCCTGCTAAGTTTACACCCTCATCTAAAGCACCGTGAGTAATGATGCTTGTTCCAAAGTCTAAGACCAAACAGTCTTTTTTAATTGTATTAGGATAAAGCTCTGGATCAATAATCCTTAGACCTCGACCAATCATCTGAACCATTGTAGATTTGTAAGAACATGGTCTTGTCAGCACGATGCACGACACTGGTGGAGCATCAAAACCTTCAGTTAAAACTGCTACGTTTACTACCACTTGAACATCGCCATGTTCTAAATCGTGCAAAATCTGTGATCTATCTTTTTTAGGTGTTTCGCTTGTTACAACTTCTGCATTTATACCTTCAGCTAAAAACTCATCAAGCAGCGCATTGGCGTGATTGATAGTAGAACAGAATACAACAGTCTTTCTATCCCCTGCTCTATCAAGCCATTCCTGAACCACTCTCTGATTAATAATAGTTCTATTCATTATGGCTTCGACTTGTTCCATATCGAACTCGTTTGCCAGTTTACGAACTTCACTTAGTTTATCTTTAACTCCAACATCAATTACAAACGCCCTTGGCGGAACTAAAAATCCTTCTCTAATGAGGGTGGTTAGCTCAATCTGATGTGAGCAATTATCGAATATACCTTTTAATGCTTTTCCATCGCCTCTGTTAGGCGTGGCAGTAAATCCTACAATCTCTGAATATTCATTATCATCTCTAACGGCATTGATTACTTTTTTATAAGTATCAGCGGCAACGTGATGACTTTCATCTACCACTACCATGTCAAACTTAGGTCTTTTAGACAGATTGTTATCCCTTGATAACGTCTGAATCATTGAGAAAACTGCATCACCATCCCAGTTTTTAACTGTACCATTGACAATACTAGTTTTCATAGATGGATTTATTTTACTAAACTTCATCATGTTTTGTTCTACAAGCTCGTTACGATGCTGTAGAACTAGGACACGATTACCTTTTTTATATCTCTTACCAATTAAAGCAGAAAGCATAATCGTTTTTCCTGCACCTGTAGGCGCGACAACGATTGTATTCTTTCTATCATCTAAAGCTTTGGATGCGTCTGATACCGCTACATCTTGATATGGTCTTAGTATCATAATTAACCTCTAGTTGGAATGGAGAGAATGGTGAGGGGTTTGTGGCACTCTGCCCCTCGTCAGAGTGTGAATCGGCGTGGTCATAAACACCTTAGCCACTCACATTTAGCCTTTTATCTAGCCCAATCAGGAACAGGACCACTTGCTGTGGACTGTGGTTGAGGAGCTTGGCTACTAATAGGAGCCGCACCACCAGAGATAAAATCTTTTGAGTTCGGAGTAAGAACCACTAACATTTTATTTTGATCTGCGTACCCATTTGTGCCTTTTTCGACCTTAATTTTAACACAGATTTCCATGCCATTCAACTGGTCAATACCTGAGATTTGCCGTTTAGATTGTGCCGCTTCGGACATATCCGTAGGATCAAGATTATTATGACTTTCGATAATAGATCTAAGAGTTCTTAGACCAATCTCTTTAGCCACTGGGATACCGCTTTGGCCCATTTTAGAACCATCTACAAAGATATTGTCCCAAACTTTTCTACGATCATATGGTCCACCGAAGACAGTTAGTTCTAACTGAGTCCACTTTGCTCCAGTATTCGACGATTGTTTAAACCAGTTACCTCTACCAAACTCAGGAACTTCCATGTCTCCAGGTTTTAATGAGAGAATTGCACGAACTACAGTTCCGTGTGGAATAAGTTCAAACTCTTTTGTTGATTCATCAACAGGTGTGTTATTTAAATTAAGCATCTTTAATTTTCCCTTCATTTGAATTTTGATTTTTAGGGTCAACAAATACCAAAGGTCTTTCAGACTGTGGTTTTCCGCTACCCATTTTTGCAATTAATTTACCTAAGTGAGGCTCTTCGAGAGTTTCGAGCCTGCCAGACCTATCCTTCGCAGGATAGCCCCATTCATTTAATGGATCGCACACAAACGCACGATATTGTCCATTTTCTCCAGTTAGGATTGCCATCGTAATTATCTCATCAACAATACCTGGCATTTCCCTTCCTGTTTTCGCACCCTCAATCTGAAGGTTATACTGCTTTCTGTTATAGTCATCTGTGTACTCATCTAAGATACCCACGAAGATAACATTCTTCTCACGAATATGCTGTAGATGTGTAAGCCACGACATCATTTCACGACCATGTAAACCGTAGGCGGCTCTGGTATCTAACTTACCACTCTTGTCAGAATGACATTCGGGTTGCTGTAAGCACCATTGAAAGCACAAACGCCCTGCGACTGTAATACTATCAACAAACAAAGTATCATACTTTGTCATCATAGCCTCACGATCACCATACTGAGCAGATACATATTCAAAATGCTTCTGACTATATGCAGACTCATCTGCCAAGGATGGATTTCCACCACCCAAGAAACACGCTAGATCACGACACTCAGGCCAAGTTCTTGGACGAATAACATCAATAGGCAAGCCCTCAATAGCGGCATCTCCAGCCTCTAAATCCATGAACAAAGTTTTATCTGAGTCCAGTGTTCGAGCAAGTGTAGTTTTACCTACACCGCTCTGACCACATACTACAATCTTGTGACCACGCTTTTCTTTCATGCGTTCGTCAGCAGAAATAATTTGTAATTTCATTTAAGAATCCTCTCTATCAATTTTAAACTTACCCATTTCAGTAACTCTACAGGGTTCAAGAAGATCCCTGATTTCTTTGTGAGCCGCATTATAAACTCGCTCATCTACAGAAAATGTTACTTTTGCAAAGTGGTTAGCATCATCAGGATTCATTCCCTCAAACACTTCCTTTAACATATCATTGTCCCATTTTACTTTTTTAGGAATGTTAATTTTAAACCTACTGTTGCCTTCTGCAATAGTAGCTGTGCCAAAGTCTTTACCCAGCGATCTCAAAGTATCACGAGACTTTTGTAAGAATAAATCTTCTAGCTTTTCATCAATTTCTTTTAGTTCTGCGCTTAGATCTTTTACGATATAACGTAATTCTTCGCGTCTTTCGAATAGCTCAACACCATCCATTTTATGACCTCCTTGATATTTGTTTCGTTCACGGGAACATTAATCCCATAACGTAGCATGTATGTCAAGAGGTTTTTTTACTTAAATATATTTCAATGTTAAGACAAGCTTTCATCAGCTTCTTTTTTAATTTGAACTCAGGTGTCTCAACGCCTTTAGCGTCTTCCACAATTTCTGTCCAAATTCCGTTCATATCTTGCTTTTTGTACCTGAAATCCGCAATATAAGTACAAATCTTTTGTCCGTTTACTTCTAATGCAAAACGTACCTGTAATTCTAAATCTTTTACTGTTCCAGCTCTCTCTAAAGCCTTTATATATAGGTAACGCTCAGACTCCCATTTAGAATCAAACTTTATACCGTTTATGGTTACCTTTTTATTATTGTATTTAGACCTTGACCCAAATCTTCTGGGATTATATGGTGCTTTTACTAACATTTTTTTAAAGGAATCCTTATATGCCAAATCCACTTAAATATAAATCGGTGAGCCTTACTCTAAGTGCTTACGACAAACTTGTCCATGTTGCTGATGTAGAAGACAGATCAATAGGAAGACAACTTTCCAGGCTTGTAGACCAAGCTTATGAAAACGTCAGACCAATGCAGCCATTTACAGAAACTAAAAATAGATATGGAATCGAGTCAGTACTCGAAGACGATTAAGGTTTTAATAATCCAGCGCTTCCAAGACCCCCAAGTAGTGTAGCCGCTATATAGGGGTTTTGTGCAGCTCGTTTCCTTAAACTTTCTTTTGTTCTATTATTAGGAGGATTAGACCTTCTTATTGTAGGCGTTCCAAAAGCACTTTCTTCAGATAAAACAGTTGGTTTTACTTGTGGAACAGGCGTTCCACGAGATTGTTGATTAAACGAAGTAGCCCCAGTATCAGCAAGAAGCATCCGAGAACCTAATTGTCTAGCCGCAGTTTGACCTCGATTTACTTTTTCTATAGCCCTTCCTGTCTTCTTAGCTAAATTAGCAATTTGAGAACCTGTTGGAAGACTTTTTCCTGTTGATTCTTCTATTGTTTGACCCAGTAATTTAGTTGTTCCTTCAATAATCTCTTCAGGAGTTTTTGCTTTAACGCGCATTTCTAAATATTTTTTCATTTTATCTGGGTCATTTATAAATTTGTTTAATATTTTAAATCTTGCCCCTTTTGGAAAATTATCTATTGGAGATGTAACTAAACCTGCTTTAATGTTTGCCGCAACTAATGATCCAGCCCCAGCCCCTTTAGATGCAGTATCTTTAAGAAAAACTAAATCATCTGCTAATCTAGTTAAACCTTTTACTTTTTCTTTTCCTAAAATTAAATTTAAAGTTTCTGGTTTGTAAGAATTTAGTGCTTTTTGTAAAGAATGTGCCGCACTGGTGTCTATAAATATGTTCTCATCAACTGACTTTAATATTTCTTTAAGAACTGAGTCCTGTATATCTTTTGTAGCCTGTGCGTCATCTTTAAAAAAGTTAAGAATTTTTTTCATTTCATTTGGTCTTATGTTATCATTTAAGATTGCTTGGGCGGCATCATCGTAATCTAGTGCATCTAATGAATCTTTGTTTAACTTGCTAATGATAGACGCTGAAAAACCTTTATCCAAATTAATTTTTGCTTCATTAACTTTTGTTAATGTTGTGATAACATCATCTCCTGGACTTTGGTTAATAATTTTTTTAAGAAGCTCATCATCTATTTTATTAATTCCATTATATGATAAAGCTTTTGCTAAAGATTGAACTTTTCCCCATTCATTTTTAAACAAAACTTGCCCTAAACCGCTTTTCCTTATATTTTCAATATCACCAGCAAATTTAGTCCCACTAAATTTTAATGGATCAAAGGAATCTTTTCCAGCCCTTAAAAGAGAATCATCTAACCAGGCTTTAGCTAAAGTTTTTCTAACTTCTTCTGGATCTCTATTAGTTGCTTTTAAAAGTAATTTAACTTTTTTTGGACCTTCTCTACCTGTAGTAAGGTTAAGAACATTTTGTTTTATAATTTCATCTGCTTCAATTTTTGGTAAACCAGCAGGATCGTCAATAGTTCTTATAACATTTAGAGTTTCTAATTTTGAAAAAGCTTCTATATCTTTAGCGTAAGCCAGTTGAGCTTTTTTATAAAGTTTAACTGCCTCTTTCATTTTTAACGCATTAGCACCACTACCTATACCAGTATATTTTATAGCTACATTGCCTAACAGCATATCATCCATATCCTGTTTTATACCTTGTAAATATCTTGCTGTGCTTGAATCTGCTACACCTACAGGGCCATATTTACCCCTTAAAGTATCGAAAGCATCTTTTCTTAAACTTTTAAGACCTTTAAAAGAAGTAAATCCTAACCTAGATCCACTTTCGTTAGTACCAAAAGTTCCTTTTAATCTTTTTCCAAATTCTTGAAAAGGTTCAGGAGCTAACAATATATTGTTGTCAAAATCAGTACGAATTATTTCATCAAATTTAGTTTTTAAAACATTTATATTAAAGACAGGTAGTTCACCTCCTGCTTGAAAAACAGTTCTCGCGTTTGAACCCGTCCCTACTTGAATATCTTTGCCAAATGTATTTAATATATCATCTATCGCGTCATAATTACTTTTTGATAGTTTTTGAAAATCATCATAACTTTGTGTTAAACCTTTAAGGATGTCATCTGTTACATCTGCTCCTTCTTTTGTAGCTTTAGTCAAAACTTCTACACCAGAATCTACAGCGTCTTGAGCCGCTTTTTGAGCCTGTAAAAGTTCTTCTTGTAAAAGTTTTCTTTTTGCAGGAACAGCATTTTTTAATGCTTCTGAAATTTCTTCAACACTTCCAACACCTGCACTTTTTAATAATTTTTCTTTTTGCCCTAAAGCATAAAATATGTTTCTTGCAAGTTGCTGTTCATTTCCATCAACACTAGAAGAAATTTTTCCTAATCTGGATATAATTGGATTAACGCCAATAGCTTCTAAGCTAGGCATACCAGGTGCATCTTCATCTGATAATATTCGCAAACCTCTTTGTTGAATTGTTTCACCTGATCCTGTAAGACCTTCATCAAGTTGGCCTCCTTTTAGAGATTTAGCACCTCTTACTGCACCACCTATGACGGCTTTACCTGCTCTTAGTATAATATTACCCGCTACGTCTAAAGTTCCTGCTAGGGCGGCTTCTTTAGCAACATCTACAGCAACCTCTCCTAAAGATTGTTTTTGAAGACCTAACATCGCCTCTATAGATTCTTCGACACTTTGCCCCAATGCTGCACCACCCGCAGCTCCAAGAGCGCTTGTAGCAATTAAAGGTGCGCCAAGAATAGCGCCTCCAACAGCTCCAACTGTTTCTGGGACAAGACCTGCAAAATCTGCAAAATCTCTTGCACTAAATCCTTCTTCGTCAATAATAAGGTTTTTACCTATAGGCTCCATACCTTGATTTATTTGACCTGCTTCTGTTAAAGCTAACCTACCTTTTGAGTCTTTTGTGTATCCTTCTTCACCAACAAGATTTTTTAATAGGTTTTCTTTTTCTTCTTCTGTTTCCATGAAAGAAAGTTTAGCTCTTAAACCTCCCCCAGCACCAGTTTCGTAATCAAAGTTTTCATTTTCACCTGAAGATTCCGAAAGCAAATCTTCAAACGATTGTAATCTTGGTGAGCCAAGATAACTACCTCCAGATTGAGATGAACGAAACTTTTTAAGTTGTTCTTGAGGAGACAATTCTTTGTTTTGTGTTGATCTAAATTGACGTAACTGCTCTTGGGGTGTCATATATAATCTCCTGTTTACAGCTTAAAGTCTGCCATCGTCAATTTAGTGTTGTTAGCTTTGTTCATTGCGTCAAGTTCTGCTTGAGTTGGAGGAGCATCCCCACCAGCGTCAAATTTAATTCCAAAAATTGTATTTAAATTTAACACTGCCGTGTCTAAGTCTCTTTGTCTACTTTTCAAAATAAGATTGTAAACATATCCTAAACCATCTATGATTAAAGCATCATCAGCATTTTTTAAATCTATTGATCCCACATACCTTTTAACTCTTTCTCTGTCTTGGTCAGACAATGTTTTTCCAGATTCTTGTAAAATTTCTGTAGCCTTTAAAAGTTGTATTCTTTCTAATTTTTTTCTAGCTATTGAAATTTCTGTTGGCCCAGAACCTAATTCTAAACCTAAATTTCTACCAAATTGAATAATATTACTGCCAATTTGTTTAGGTATAGACGTACCAGACTGAATATTTCCTATTAAACCTTTGAAATCATTTTGTTCCTTTATAATAGATTGTTGTTCTTTTATTAAATTTTGAGCAACAGAAGTTGCATCACTTTGTAAAAAAGATTTTCGTTTTTTATTCCCTTTGTAATTACCATCAGGACGTTGACCATCAACAATATATATTGGATTAATGTCTTTGATATCACCACCTAAAAGAGAAACTTTAGTTTCTTTACCATATGGATCACCAAGATCATCATCTCCCTTATCTGAACTTTTTAAATCCATATAATCTTTGCCTTTTATAAAAGAATATTTTGTATCAAAATTTGGATTATTCATAAGTTCACTAAGTTCATATTTACTTAAATGTACCAAATCACCTTTATCAAGTCTTGCAAACGGTTCTCCATCTGGGCCTCTTTCATAAACATAATATTGTTCGCGTATCATAGCTTTTTCTGCTTTTGCATCGCGAGTTGCTTTGTCAGCAGATTTAGTTTGAAGCGCATACTTCCCGCCAGCTAATGCTCCTTGACGCGCAACTGCTTTAGCGGCTTCTAGTTTTGGCAGAGCTTTCTCACCTGCTTTACCAACTTCACCAAGAATCTTACCAACATTAAAACCTTTTCCAGCTTTATTTTGCATTAAAGCTAAACCCATAGCCATTAAAGCCGAACTTTTGTCTACTTTGCCGCTTACATCAATGCCTGTAGCTTTTGCAAATTCTTTTTTATAATCTTCAATAGTCTTTTCTTTTGGGGAATCAGGGCCAGCTCCACGCGCTCCTGTAATAAATTCTTGCATGGCAGACGTAAATAGATCTTCTGTTGGGTCAGTTTTTTGGTCAGTAGATGTATCTATATCAATTATATCAGTTCTTCCAGGAAAAGTTTTTAAATTAGCTTCTTCATCTATTAAATTTCTTTTAGCTTCAAAATTATCTCTAGAATTTATTTTTTTTATTAACTCTTGATCCATAGACCCCAGTGGGCCTTCTTCGTTAAATACATCGTCATCAACACTTCTGTCCTCAATGGCAATAGGAGAATACGCTCCACGTTTTGGTTGATCTTTTAAAGAAACTTTATCGGGATCTAAATTTCCAACTTTTGTATTTAATTGATCACCTACAAGAAATGCGTTTTTACTTGGATCATATAATTGATCTCTCATCCTCGCTATAGTTTCAGAACCTTCTGTTCTTCCAAAAACATCACTTAAAAAACCTAAACCCTGAAGATTTTTATCAGCAAAACCTGTAACAACTTTTCCTCCAAATTCAGGTATTTTTTTAAAAAAATCTCTAAATCCTTGGTAGTCGTCAGATCTTTCTTCTGCTTCTCTACGGCGTAAAAGATTTTGGGCATCAGTCCCTAACCCTAACTGTTCTGGACCTTCCAAATCATAAACACTACTGTTGAACTCATTGTCTGATAATAATGGTCTAGTAGCCATTTTCCTGTCCTTATGCTTGGTTAATGCCTTGAATGGCTGTGTATGCCCCTATCCCACTTAAAAATGGATTAGCGACAGGCTGTGGTCTATAAGTGTTGTATAGAGCCGCTGAAGGCGTTCCTTTTAATGCGTCATAACCATAAGCAATAGGTCTATTAGCCTCCTCAAGTGGCCTTTGAGCCTCTTTGCGGGCTATCTCTATTCCTTCGGCATCGTATGCTCTTTTCCCGCCGCCAAGGCCAGCCATAAGTTTTAAATCTGCTGGACCCATAGATCCATAAACTCTACCTACGTCAGCGGCAGTTCCACCAACATTACCCATGTTAGCTCCAACACCTGATAAAGAAGATCCTAATCCACCTGTCAATCTACCTGCTTCTAAGTTTCTCTTCTTTTCTTCTTCAAACGAACCTAAAGATGTTTTTAAAGCGTCACCATAACCCTTGTCTAAAAGACCAGCTATAGTTTGGGATTTTTGAGCCAAAATATTTCTATCATTTTCAGCTCTTTGTATGCCTTCTCTAGAACCACCAAACGCTCCTGCTTGTATAGCTTTAGCTGAAATATTATTTTGTGCTATTTTGCCCTGCCTGTCTATTTGAGACATTGCTTCATCAATAACATTTTGCCTGTATGGATTCATAAATTTAGATGTCGCAGTCGCAGGATCAAAGGTTCCAGTACCCGCATCTACTGAAGTTCTTGCATCATCAAAGTATCCCGCACCCTTTTCCATAGTATCTAAGCCGCCACCTATGGCTTCAGTAGACTTATCGAAATATGGAGAATATCTGTTAATAAATCCTTCACTACCCGCTAAATCAAGAGCTTTTGTTTCTAAAGGGTCAAGTCCAGGCTGTCTGTATTCAGGTACTCTGAACAGATCCTCCTGCTGCATAGTGCCGCCTTCGTATTCACCAGTTTCTTCGTTATATCTTCCAAATATCTGATCTAATAAAGCTTTTTCACGTTCTTCTATATATTCTGGGCGACGATTAATGCTTTCTACAACTTCAGCCATTATGCTTTTCCTTCAAGATTATTCATTAATTTATAACCGTTTTGTATACCTCGATCAAGATTGCCGTTGCCAAGACCTTCTACAGCCTTTTTAGTAAGCACGAACTCACCAGCAGTAAGCATTGCAGGAACATCATCTTCAGTACCCGAACCCTCGCTTGGCATTATTCCACCATCTCTTCTTTGGTAAACTTGACCGCCATAATTATAGCCCCCTAAGATAGGTCTAAATTCAGTAGTTCCTCCAAAAGGTCTTCTTCCAGGTTCTTCTTCTTCTTTTCCAAACATCTTATCTAGGAATGTTGAACCTAAACCAAATAGCAAAGCTTCCCCACCCTTACTATTTAATAAATTACTTAAAAAGTTATCTTTTCCTTTACCTGCTACTGCATCGCCAAGAAGACTACCTATCCCCATTGTGCCTTCTGCTTTTGCTCTCTTAGCAACAGGGGCTATGCTTTCTACGGTATTTGATGCTTTATTAGCTACAGTTTTTATTTTAGGTTTTTGTTGGCCTCCTCCTTCACCAAAAAAACCTGAATCCCCACTTAATCCACCTACTAATCCACTAGCTAAGGCTTGCCCTGCATTTACTTTACCACCCATCAACTTTTGCAAAGCTACATTTGTAATAATATCTTGCCCCGCTTTAGAGCCGAAAATAGATTTTCCTATAGAAAGTAATTCTTTCCAAAAGTATTCTGGATTTCCTGTATCAGGATTAATGCTGTTGCTCTGTGAACCAACTACATAACGCTCTGGGTTTCCCCCCATGTTTTCAATCGCAGTAGCAATTCCAGCACCAAGATTAGGGTTGTTTTCCAGAACTGGACGTGGGACCACGACTTCTCCAGGACTAACGTGAGCCATTTCTGTATCGCCAAATCTACCCATATTAGCTGTGTTCTGTAACAAGGAAACCACCTTTCTGTATTAATTTAACAAAAAATAATTAGTTTTACTAGTGTTTATTGTATTTGTCTCATTCTTTCAACTAATCTTTCTGCTCTGTTTGTAACTTGAGTGTACCATTTCGAATCTACCATCTCATTTGCGGCTGACTCCCAATCCCTTGCATCTACACCACGCTTCATACCTTTAAACGCTGATAAACGCCCTAAACCCATATTAAACATCATATTGCAAATTATTTGTTTGGCTTCTTCTGGAAGCTCGTCAAAGTCAGGATAAAGCCTGTTACAGTCGGAAAGTACACTTTCTACATCTTCATTAAAAAGTTCATTTATTCTTTCTCTGCTTACAGGATCTCCTACTTCCATGTCGTATTCAGGTTCACCTTGTCTACATAAATGCCCAATTCCTACCGTTTTTAAATTTAAGTGATCCAAATAAACGGCTTCAACTAAGCCCTCATCAATTTCTAATTGCTCTATTAATACTTCTAAATTCATTTATACTTTCCTTGCCTTATCTATTGCTCTTGAACCAAACCAGAAGGCTAGAATAGCCGCAAAGATCCCCTTGGTTTCATCGTCCCACAAAACCTGTATGGCCTCTGCAAAATCAATCCCAGTCTTTAATGCTTCCAATAATAGAGTGATTTCTATTGTGGCAAACAACAAAAAGAAAGCATAGGTTATAACTGGTCTAACTGATTTTTGTAATCCTGCTATAAAACCTACACCTTGATTAATACTTATGTCGTGCTGGATAAGTCTGTCGTGTTCATTATCCGCACCCATTGTTTCGTACATTTTAACATCGTGGTCATAGCCAGATGCTCTTAATTCAGCCATTGTTCGCATTTTCTCTAGTTCGTGCTTATTGTCTTGCTTTCTAGCAAATGAATCTGTGATGGCTGGAACAGCCGATGATGCAAATCCTAGAATTGTGCCTAATAATCCAAACATATTATCCCCCTGCTTTCTTCTGTGATGTTTTTGAAAGTTCCTTAAAGTGTACTACTACTTTAGAACCTTTAGTGTGTTTTAAACCTGTGTGCAAAGAACCGTTAGGCATTTTATGAGTATTTCCCTTAAACTCTTTACCATCTTTAAAATAATGCTTTTGTCCTTTTCCCATTTTATCCTCCTATTTCATCTTTGTTTTAGATAATGCAGAACCTGTTATATATGCCGCAACTATTCCAGTATTAGCAATTAGAAATGTAGATAATACTGAAGATATTGCGTCCATTCTGTCAAGAGAAATTACTGGAAGCAACAAAAATGCTACACCTATAATAGATACAAACATGGAAACAATAGCCATCATTCTTTGTGTGTCAGCTTGTTTATCTTCGTTCTCAAGCCTGATCCAGGTGGCATGTCGGTCCATTTCTTCGTCTGTAACTATCCCATCTCCATCAGCATCAGCCAATGCGTACTTACTGTCTTTCTGTAACTTTTTAGTCATAATCGTAACTCCGTTGCCTGTTTTGCTTCACCAAGAACACCCCTTACAAACGTATTAAATGCAAGACTTGTTCTAATGTTCTTACCTTCTTTTTGTTTTACCCCATGCTTTAGACTTGAAGGAAAAAGAATTATATTTCCTGTTGTCATTGGAAAAGTCCATTCGACGGAATTAAATGGATTCCATTCTCTTGGGGGTATTTTAATGGTTGCATCCGTTTGTTTATTATATAAGGTTATACTATCGAAATTAGCATCTGCATTTAAATATAACACCCCTGAAACAAAAGAGTTTTCGTGTGAGTGAATGTGATGATGTTCTTTTTCTTCTGTGTGATTTATCCATGATTGTGTTATGTATAAAGAACAATCAGTTTTAGGTGAGTAAACTTGTTCAAAATAAGAATTTACATGTTCCATAAGATCTTTTTTTAAACCGATAAGTTTTTCTAATTCTAAAATGTAAGTTCCCTTACGATCTTTAGCCGTAATAGCATTTCCAATATTTCTTCTTAGATGTTTTTTTGAGTTTTCAAAAAGAGTAAGTTCCTCCTTTGTATATGGTCGTTCAATATTAGATTGATATATAGGCGTACCAAACACCCCTTGAAGTGTAGCTTGTTTTGTCATTTTGCAGTTCCCCCTTTTGTTTTTTACTTTGACATTCCCGATAATGGATTTTCTAATGCTAATCGTATTTTCTTATCTAAATCAGCCTTTAATCCTTCAATCATAAGTCTGTTCTCCTTTAACAAATTATCCATCATAGCCTGCGTTTCTGCTATCTTAGTGTCCAAGCGGTCTACCATTTTGTCTCGACGCTCCTCTGAACTTGCAATCAATCCCCTAACTATAGTCACATTATCAGAACTGGTTTTGTTGACATCCTCTACAGACTGCCTGTTTCTTGCGTCCTGCTTCTCTAATCTAACCTCTTGTTTATCTAGGTTAGCATTTACCTTCTCAACTTCTACTTCAATTGAATTGTGCAACTCAGCTACGTCTTGATTTAAATCCATTCGTAGATCATGTAGATCTGTTTGTAGATTTGCCAAGATAGCCTTAACGCTATTAATCTGTTCTCTAATAACTGCGGAAGTAGCTTCATCAACCTCTTTTAACAATTCAAATTCTTTTTCAACTATTTTAAGTTCAGAGTTAGTTTCGCTAATGTGAGACTCTATCCACCCCATATCAGGGCTGACATATTGCTGTACGGCCTCTTTCATATCTTCATAATCTTTATAAAATTCAAAAACCGCCCAAGATCCACCAGCCAAGGTTCCCATCAAAGGTAAAATCCAAATGAGCTTACCAAGGAAACCTTTGCCAGATACCTTTACGCCACCATACTCAACTTCAGCCATAACTAGCCCTTTTTCTTTTTAGGAAAACCCGCTTTCATATTAGCATACGCCTTCGGTGTGATCGTGCTTTTCTTTTTAGAACGAGATTTTCCCGCTTTTTTTCTTGCATTTATGTTAGCATACAAACCTTTTTTCATAATTTTTCCTACTCATATTGACTATTTATTAAACTGTTCATTTTCTGACTAGACCCAACCATCATTAAGTAAGCCGCTACGTTATTATCTGACAATAACGCATCTGGAACCGTTGCGCTAGAAAAAAAGCCTGGCGTGTCCTGTAACATAGTTTGAGCGTTAAAAAAACTCTTGGCATCTGATATTACGTTCATAATAATAAGGGTTTTTAATTGATTGCTATTATCATATCTACCCTTATCACCCATTTTCTTTACAATTTTTGTTCCTGCTTTTTGTTTCTCTTCTTTCTTTTCTGCTTTAGTTTTAGGCTTAACTACTTTCTTCTTTACTACTTGTACTTCTTTTTTAGGTTCTTCTTTAACCTCTTCCTTTGGCTCCTCTTTTACTTCTTCCTTAACTTCTTCCTTCGGCTCTTCCTTAACTTCCTCTTTTAGTTCCTCTTTAGGTTCTTCTTTGACTTCATCTTTTACTTCTTCTTTAACTTCTTCTTTTGTCTCTGGTTCTGTAGTTGTTTCAGGCTCAGGTTCTGTCTCTGTCGAAGCCACTACTATTTTCTCCACAGGAGCTTCTACTTCAGGTTTAGATTCTTCTGCATTAGGAATTACAGGTTCTATTTCTGGTTCAGGAGGAGCAGGCATGTTTGGAGGAGGCAACATATCCATTTCCATCTCCATTTCTACATCGGCAGCGGTAACAGGAGGCTCCATATTTATGTCTGGAATGTCAAACTCTACGTTAATGTCTGGAATATCAAAATCCATCTCAAGCTCTAACTCCATTTCCACCATCTCATAAGAAGTTTCAACTTCACCACCACTATCAATAGGCTCTAAGTCATAGTTACCATCAGGTTGTTCTATAGTATCATTATGCTCAAATATATCTTCTACAATATCTAATTCTTCTTGAGTCGCATCTCCGTTTATGTACACATATTGTTCAACAGTGGTTATTGTCTGAAGTATAATCTGAGAGATAACATTATATAACACGTTTATACTTACATCATCGAACAATGGTCCAATAGCTAAGTTAATATCTCGTCCACCTACTTCTACAATAATAGATGTAAGAGCGTTAGCAAAATTAAAACTCCCCGTATATTCTTGATACCCGCTTGTAATACCCGTTGCCGATAGTACGTCTGTTCCTGCAAACGAAGTTGTGTTACCATCCTTACCTGTAATGTGCATGTAGATGGAGTCAGACGCATCCTGCTTGTCTACTTTAATAGTATAAGTTGTTTTACCACCGCTACTAACATTTAAGTCTGATATGTCTATTGTTTGTATAAATGTAGTACCCATACCACTAACACCCATCGCAGAGGTGTTATTACCAGACCCTGTTATCTGAGCGCATTTGTCTGTTCCTAATGCACCGCATCCACTACCTGTAGGCATAGAAGCTGATCCTTGACCTCCCCAATCTATGTCCATGTCTCCTTCTTTACTAGAAGCTACATAGTCAGATCCAGAAGCTAGTAGATCACCTGAGTCAGTATTGACTACTGTATCTGTGGTTGTAGTCGTGGTAGTAACTGTAGTCGTAAGTGTACCCGCACCATCATTCTGAGTAGTTATGTCTATACTTTCAACAATTGTCTCAATAACTGCGGGATCGCACAGACCTACAGTTCCTGAAGGGCAAACCTCGTCTGCTTTAGAGAAGGAGGAGCAGGCTAAGAATCCCAAGAGGAGTAGCCCATAACTTAACTTTTTCTGCATCAATCGGCCTTTTGTTGGGTTTAACTTTCTTCTTCTTTACCTTCTTTATTTTTTTTTCTACTTTCTTCTCTTCTAACTTAGTAGTTAGAATGTTTGTTTTTATTGCAGAGTCTTCTGGTATCATTCCCATACCTTCGCCTAGCCACGCAGTTTTAGCTTCATCTCCAATCTTACCCATATACGGGCAGGGAGTTCCTGCCATCCACATTGCATCAAAGATACGGTAATCACCACAAAGTGTAGAAACCGCCGCTACTTTCATCCCCATAACGTAAAGACCACGACTAAGTTTTAATCTCTCACAGTTCTCATCTGTAATAGTAATACCTGTGGCTATACCTAGCACTTGAGTTTGCACACTTGCCGCCGCCGCAGACTTACACACATCATTGTTGTTTACTACAACCGAGGGTGCGCTTGCTGTCGGAACAGACTTATCTGTCACAACGGTACTCGAAACTGTATTGCTATCTGCGGCCTGTGTTATAGTTGCGAAAAACAAATATGATACTATACCAAAGGCTATAAGAAAGAATACTAATGCAGTTTTTTTCTTAACTCTCATATTAGCCCATTCTAAAAAATATACTTACTAACATAGCAATAGTTGCGCTTAAACCAGTTATTAAAAACGCCTCTAAACGCTTGAGTCGGTAGAATACTTCTTTAAATTGTATATGGTTTTCAGTTTCTAACTTAGTAACTCTAGGTTCTAAACCGTCTACTCTTGAGTGAGCCTCTTTTGCTGTTCTAGCCATTATGATACCGATACTGTTACTGTTCCAATTGCGCTTGTTCCCAATAATCCAGAACAAGCTGGGACATTGGCTAGTGTTATCTTAACAAATCCTTCCAATTCATACAATGCCCCTGTTTCTAAACCAACATTATTCCCTGATTGTAGGTTTGTTAATGTTAATTTTGTTCCCCTTAAATCTCCAGGGTTTTGAACTTGATCTATAAAAGATTCTAATGTTCTAACCAAATCTGAAACATATACAGTATTTATTTCAGAAGGAGGCGTAGGTAGCCTTGGAAATGGGGTAACTGTACTCATTATCTTCTACCATCTGCTCGTAGATTTATTCTAGGGCTTCCCAACCTCCAACGAACCCCTGCACCAGTAGAAGATACTTTCATAGCAAATGATCTTCCTCTTAATCTAATGTCGGCTTTAGTTGTAAACTGCTCAAAAGGCACAGTAGTTGTTGATATTGCAGAAGAAGTCACAGTATCTGTTTCAGCTTGTCCATAGGAACTACCAGGATAATCCTGCATACTTAAAGTCATATTTACCGCAGGAGCTGCTCCAGATGTAGAAGAACCTTGAAATGTAAAATCTGGTATAATTCTATTAATAAACACCATTCTTTCACCTTCACCAACGTCCATTGGACTAGACTCTAAAGATGCTGTCATAGCGGAACCATCGTCATCATAACCAATTTCGTGATTGTATAAGTATCCGTCTTGCGCCCCAATAGGATACTGGTTTACGCCTCTATCCATAAATGCTGTTCTAGATAAAGTTCCGTAATACCAAACACCTTCACCGTAATTATATGTTACATATTTATCGTTTTGACCATCACCACCATTGGCGACTGAGTTAGTATTAGAACAATAAAACCAAGTTATTTCTGTAAACTCACTATTATGAGCCGCATAAACTTTATCTTTTTGACTATAATTAAAATCAAAAAACACTTGTTCTTTTACAGTACATGGTAAAGCTTTAGTGCCACCTTGATAGGTATAAAAAGATCCTTCACCCATCCAAAATATAGAATCCTCAATTGCAACCGCTGCATTTGGACCCATTATGGTAATTCCAGTAGCTAATGCGTTAATTCCAAAAGTAAAAGGTGGTCCTATAAATTGCATAGAGTGCAAAGAAGTGTCAGTAAAAACCATTATTTCTCTTTTTGTCTCTAAAGCAGTAACAAATTTAGAACCGCTACCTATTCTTAAATCACCCGCAGTGTTAGTAGCAGTTGGAGTCCAATCTGTTAAAGACTCTGAACTTGAAAAACGTATAAGTAACGGATCTTGAACCGCTGTTCCTATTGTATTTGCTCCAAAGCAAATTACATGTCTAGAGTTATCTGAAACCATAACTTGTTTAGATACTGTAGGAGTATCTGAAGCGCCTGATAAAGAAGTTAAGTTTACTGCTCTTGCAGCCACACCCCCACTTTTATCCCAGTAAAAAATAGCGCTATCTCTAAGATTTAAAAGCAAATCTTCACCAAAGTTATCTTCACTCCATAAAGCAAGCTCACTTTCGGTGGTAACACCTGCGGCAGATCCCCATGTACTACGACCCCAAGTTCCAGCTCCCCAACCTGTTCCGCCAACTTGAGTATCTAATCCACAATCAATTTGGTATTTAGCAACAGTACTTCCTCCTCCATTGCCTGAGTCACTGGAGTTTCCCGTAGCTGATATATTTATAGTATAAGTGTTGGTAGTTGGAACAGTTTGTATTTCAAACTCTTGATTAAGAATCGCGGCTGTAACATTTCCCCCTAAAGAGGCCGCATCGCTAAAAGTAACAAAATCACCCACTACAGCTCCATGACCATTATCTGTCACAGTAGCTACAGTAAAACCATCTCCTACCGAAAAAGTTGCAGAACCAGTAGTGGTTTTTCTAATAGGCGTAATATCGTTAAAAGAGTTACCTTCTACAACATAGTATTTTTGGGAAGTACCTAATCCTAAAAATTTAGTTCCATTTAAGGCTACCCAAGAGAATAAACTTCTAGCTGATCCAAGATAAGTGTTAGTAGAATATTTTACCCAACCGCCTATTTTTTCTGGGAAACCCATTCTAAAACGAACTTTATCGCTGTCTACCCAACCACCTTCATTTGTATAGGAGGTTACATCTCGATTGATTCCAGGTCTATACTGTAGTTTCTGTAGGGGCATTGATTATCTCCGTTATGAAGTAGGATGTTTAGCTTTAATTTTTGCTACTTCCTCCTGCCAAGCCTCCAAACCGTTCTCCGTGATAAACTCAAGTTGACTTGCCATCGATCCATATGCAGCTATTCTTGCGTCCAACCAAGCTGGGTTATCCGAATCTTCTCCGTGACTAAAAATTGCAGCGGGTAACACTGGTGATGTTAGACCTACTGATCCAGTTTGACCAGCCGCTATCCATGAAGGGTTTGGTACAGTAGCTTTTGGAGCATACCCTTGAACCCTTTCTTCAAAAGTTGCCTTCGTGTCATTTGTCATCACTGAAACATTAGCCCAAGAATCGTCAGCGAAAACCACGACTGCGTTGCCGTCTGTCAATTCTTTTATTGTATAATCCATCTTTATCTTTCCTTATAAGACATAGGGATATACAGGGTTTTCTGGTACTAAACTATTCAAGTTATCGTCAGACCAATCAAAACCTTCTGAGTTCCATGAGGTATAAACTTTCGCTAAATAAATGGAATAACCATCATCGTCCAACAGGCAATAAGCTTTGACCTTATTGCCATCGTCAACAAAAATCCATCGCCCTATTACCTTATTTTTGTCGTTCGGAGTATCAACACCCCGATCTACTAACAAAGAAATTGCGTTCGTTGTCGGATGTTTAAGGTACGGGTCAGAATAATCTGTTTTAATTGTAACATCCATACTTATATTTCCTTTTTACCAGTTTCCCATCGGACAACTTGCAGATTTTAAGTGTACTTTAAGTTTCATTATGCACATGCACTTTTTACATTGTGAGATGCTCTTTCTAAACCAAGCACATTCTTTACATATATCATATCGTTCTGAAGCTGTCATTAAGTGTATGCTCCGTTAATTGTTCCAGAGTTTGTACCAATTATTGTGTAAGCTGATACACCTGAGAAAGTTACCGCTCTACCAGCCGCTCCGCCACCAGAACCGCTAGAACCGCTAGAACTGCAAACACCACCACCGCCTGCGCCAGTAGATCCAGTAGCTCCAGCCGCACCAAAGTTCCCTCCGTTTCCGCCAGCACCACCAGCACCAGACGGT